CCTGGTGATGATGGAGAAAAGTCATTATAAGAATCAGGAAAGTAGGATTTAGCATACTCTATTAATTGAGATCTAAAATCGTCAAAATTCCTGTTAATATATTTTATGTCTCTAGTTTCCGCCATTATGTAGCAATATTAATTAATAGTTCATCTTCTATATTTGTATCCTTTATACTATAGGCCAAATAAAAGGTAACTACGTTGTTGTCTGGATCTGATCCAGTTTTAATCTCTTGAGGTTCAACTCTAGGAAAGTATATGTTTATTGACTCTCTAACTATGGATTCAATTTCACCTATCTTTTCTTCGTTTATATTCTCAAATAACATATTCCTTAACCTAGTACCAAACTGAGGGTTTAAATATCTCTCTCCTTTACCGGTTAAGAAAAAGTTAATAAGGTTATTTTTAATAGCTTCTTTAGTTTGATAGTTAGAAGAAAACACGTCTTTAGCTCTAAATGGAATATTTAAGCCGACAGCTTTTCTAGGCTGTAAATCTAACGGGTTGATCTTTTTAACTTCAAATGCCATAATTACCTACTTCTATCTTTTTCGTATGACTTGTCTAATACTGATTTAGCTTTAGCTACAAAGTCTAATTTGCTTATATCTATTCCGGGTTGATTAGGTGATGCTGTCATTCCCATTTGATTAGCCATAGAGCTAGCAAAGTTAGGTTTCTGTGCACCAGACCCTCCCATTATGTTAGAGTACTCTTCTCCTGTCATAGATGCCTTAGTCATTTTTAGCATCTCATCTAAAGGTACAGTACCTGTATTCATTTTTCCTGTAGACCATGTTCTTTTAAGGTCTTTTTGTACGACTGGCTTATAGTCAGCGAATTTTTGCATGCCTTGTGGAGCTGAAGCAATTTTAACAGCTTCATTCATTACTTCTTGTAACTCCTCCTTAACGGCAGCTCTTACTTCTTCTCGTATGATTTTGCGTAATTGATCGAGTTTCATATATATAAATAGTTAAGTTAAGAAAGTTGATTATCAATTCTAAATTTTATTTCCTCTAAAAGTACTTTTTTTGATGAACTAAATGAATTTGGTCCTTTTAATTGTACTTTTCCGTCTTTTAATGCAACAGCAAAGTGTCGAGGAGCAAGGACGGGTGTTTCGGGGGTACGTCTAATCTGAAGTATATAACCTTTATATGTTAGGTCAGGGTCTTCTCTAGTTTCTACCTCCTTGGTAATTAAATCTCCAGATATGCTTTTAAGATCTTTACTAAGTTCTTCAAGTATTTCTGAAGGAATATCACCTTCACTATCTCTACTTACTAAGTTACCACTGTCTAAGTCACTATCAGTCAGATCGCTGTTAGTCAGATCGTTGTTAGTAGAGGCTGTTTCTTGATTATTAGCAGGTAATTTGTCACCAGTAGGTTGGGTTAGCTTATCAGAAATATTTTGTAATACTTTTTCAAGCTGAGAGAATGCTACTGCTTGTCCGGTAAGAGCTTCTGGTTTTATGTTAACTGCTTCAGTTTTAATTTCTTTTTCAGGTATACCGTTTTTATCTAATACTGTATTCCCGTTTTCGTCTTTCTTAGTTACCACTATAGCAATAGGGTTTGTCTTTTTTCCGTCTATTAATACAGGGGGTAATCTAAAGCCTGTACCTTCTTCTACTAGGTTAAGAGCTTCTTTCTTAGGTAAACTATCTAACGTAGCTGCACCAGCCATCTTTATAGAAGCTATACCTAACTTTTCTTTAAGTTTATTCTCTACTTGCTCTTTGGCAGGTCTATTATTTTCTTTCTCTAATACTTTAGAACCGAATGTAGCAAATATACTATCCCCATTTTCATCTAACATTCCTAAAGTTGCTTGTTGTTTTTTAGAGAGTTTAGATTTCATAGCATTCTCTATCTTACATACTTTAAGAGGAGCTTCAAGTGCTTTTAAGTTTTTACTAATTGCTCCTGCGTTACCAGATACATCTTTTAAACTAAGTTCAATGGCGTCGGCTGTGATTAACATAGCTGCTGCAAATTCTTTTAGTAAGTTAAGAAGGTCTGCAAACTTAGTTGTAAAGTTAGTAGGTTGTGCAAATATTAAACCTCCAGGAGGTCCAGGTGGAGTACCTATAGCTTGTGGAACAGGTAGGGCTAATATGATATCTACTGCTGCTAATATACCTTTTATAGGAGCACGTATTCCAGGGGGTAAGCCTGCAAATACAGCAACGTTAGCTGTTACCTTACCTGATAAAGAAGATAGTTGTGTTAGCTTATTATCTAATTTGTTTAGTTCGGCATCACCAGGGCACCCTTTAGCTCTTAGCTTGTTGGTGCTAGTGGTTACAGCTTTCATTCCTTTAGCTATAAGTATACCTTGAGCTTTACCGATTTGTGTACCGATAGCAGCGTGTAGATTAGGTGGTTTAAACTTTTCAAATGGCATACTACTCTGTAAATACTTTTAGTGAATCTAAATCGTCTATGGCTTTTTTTATTTGTCCTAATGGAGAAGCCATTGAAGCTCCATGTGCTTTGATTTGTGTTAACCCTCCGGCTGATGATCCAGCTGGTGCTACTCCTGCTAAAGCTTTACCTAACCTTTCTAGCTCGGATAATAAGTCTTTCATCCATGCTTGTGTTGTTGCTCCAAGTAGAACTGGTTCTCTTTCTCCGAAGGCTTCAGTACCTAGATAAACTTTAGTAGCGTCTAGAGCTACATACTCTTGTCCGTCGAAGCTGATTGTGTTAGCGTTTCCTGCTACTGCTTCAGTACCGGATAAAAGTATACTCTCTTCTTTAGCGTTAAAGTAGAGTCTTCCTGAGTTTATTAGTATTTGAGATCCTTGATAGGCATCTGCTTTATCAGGTTCTCCATCCCATGCATCTCTTTTTTCATTAGCTTGAGTAAGGCTAACTGTATGGTCTTCCACCATATATATAGAAGCAGGATCATCGTTTATATTCTCTACTATAGTTGAATCAGGTGTTGCTCCATTCTTACCGTTACTTATTATGGTTATCGGTTTTTGGTCGTTATTCTCAACAAACATTTGTTCGTGATCTACACCAGTAAACCGGACTGTTTGACCTTGTCTACCTTCAATTATAACATCACCTTGGAAAGGCTGTAGCGGTGCTACATTAGCTTTATCTTCAAAGTTATATCCTAATTCTTCTAATCCCTGTTGTGTATCGGGAAATGCGTTAACGTGAGGGTTGTTCCACATGTTAACAATAGTAGTGTAGTAGCTTCTTGAATTGTTACTATTAGATTCATCTCTATCTACAGCAGGTGCTGCTTGTAGTAGGACTACTTCGTTAAGTAGGGGGTAGATTTTAAAGTTACTATTAATAGGGTAGGCTATATCTAAAAGGACTGGGTCGCTTTCATCTTGGTATTCACCTATTATTCTATATTTTATAGCTCCTAAGGCTTCCATTTGCCCGTATGTTTCCCATTCAGGATGTGTATCATCTAATATGATATCAACTACCCTAACTGGAATTACAAAAGGATAAGAGTCTCCTGAAGAGTTCTTACCTAGTGCAAACGAATCAAACCCTGTGCCGAATTTATACATTATTCTTCTGTTTCGTCTTTGCTACCTTCTCCTAATTTATCTTGAATATCTTCTGTATCTTCTAATAAAGCAGCTAATTCCGTAGGATCAAAGAAGCTATCTCCATCTCCTTTAGCTTGTGCAGACTCTATACGTTGTACGATAGCTGCCATCTTTATTAATGCATCATCATTCTTTACTCCTATTTCCATGTACTCTTTTATCATAGGTACAATCAAAGTTGCATCACCTATGTTTTCTATAAGAGGTTTTAGCTCGTTTATTAACGCTCTTACTTGAGTTCTGGTTTGAGAGGAGTTATCGTGAATCTCTCCAAATAAATCAGATAAAGTCTTATCTTTAAAGATTTTTTTATCTAATGCCATTGTTTTGTTTTATTATAAATATCTTAAACGGCATTTATCTCTAAAAGTCCTATATCGTAATACTTCTGATACTTTTGATAGAACTCTTCTTTTAGTTTAGATATGACTCTAGTTAAGTGAGGAGTTTCACAATCAGTCATCTCTCTAATATAAATATACAGGGCTTTCTTCTTGAACATCTGTAGATCTGATCTTGTTTTAAAAATAGTTAAAACTGCATCTGCGATTTTAAGTTCTTGTTCTTTTACAAATATAGTATCTATTTTCTCATACATCTCATCAACCCAGTCATCCATAAACTTACTAAGTGTCTTCTTACTTACACTTTCTTTTATTTCTGAAGGATCATAGGAGTCTTCGTAATCAGAGAAAGAGCCTATTTGTTTAAGCCTTTTATAGTTCTTGTTGTTGTAATTGATTAGCCACCTTTTAACTATAGTACCAAAGTAAGAATATGCTTTTGCTCCATTAGTAGGATCAAACTTCATTATCTTCTCCTCTAAGAGGACTGTGACTATCTCGTGCTTTAGGTCTTCTATTTGTTCTACATCAGTATAGTAAAACTTAAAGGTGTGTATAATATTCTCTGCTAACTTATAGAAGGGTAAGTATATATGCTCTGTAAATATTTTAGCTCTATACTTAGAATCAGTAGAGACGTTATATCTAACAATGTACTCTTCTGTTTCCTTTGTGAAGTAATTAGCTTTGCTTTTCTTTCGTGCCATAATTTTCCGGGAGCATATATCGGTCTAGCTCTTTTTGTACTAGTTTTAGTTGTTCAAAAAAATAACCGACCTCATCGTCTGATTCAAATACCCCATTCTCATCAAGCCTTTGCAGGTGCTTTTTCGAATCTCTTAAAATCTGTGAGATTCTCTGAAGATATTGTGTTTGGTCTATTGTTATATCTTCATACTGTTCATTCTTTAACAATAGGTTTCTTACAATATAAGATAAAAAAATTATAATAGCAACTAATATTCCGGAAATAATGTAAAAAGTTGTTGGGTTAATATTCATTTTAAAGGTTTTTTAGTATATTATTTAATCCCTGAGAGGAATTTACTGCTCTTCCTGTAGAGCTCTTAGTCTTTACTTGTTTAGGTTTAGAACTACCACCGCTTCTCTTCCACATATCGTATTCTACTTTAGAAGCTAAGAAATCTGCTGTATGTAGAACTGATACTAAAGCTGTTTTTTGTCTAGAAGACTCAACATTACTGAAGAAGTATGCTTCATTTGCTTTATCAAACACTCCGTCATGGCATCTAATACCTAAAAACTCTTTTTGATCTACTTTTATTCCAAACTTCTGAAGTATAAATAAAGATCTATCAGGAATTAACATAAAATCTAGATCAGGGTTATAAGTATACATTTCTGAAAGCTTATCTTGTCTCCATTTATCTGTTTGAGGTATGTAATTAGGTCGATCACCATCACCTATCTTACCTAAATCGTGAAATAAAGCAGCAAATACTAATTGCTCTTCTGTATAATCAAGAGTACCTCCCATTTTT